TTTCCGAACCGCGTCGTCGACGGCGTACCAGAACTGCACAACCTCGGGGTATGCTTCGCGGAAAATCTGCACGGCTCGCGCGCTTTCCTCTTGTGACAGGTTCACGCCGAGCGCTTCCGAGTAGGCCCACAACCCCGTCTTGATCATCTCGCCGGTCTTTTTGCCGTGCTTGCGGACCGGCATTAACCGACCGCCGCCGAGCATATACCCGGCACCGAGAACGGCGGGCTTGCTGTTCGTGCGTTGCGCTTTCGTGATCTCGTTGTATGGGACGCCATACATCCGGGTCCCGAAATCCTTGTAAGGGTCGAGGCCGTTCCGAAAGACGTCGAGGATCGCGTCGCACCGAGCGAGCCAACCAAGTACCCGGTTTTCGATCGCGTTGTAATCCGCCACGCGTAAAATTTTACCAGCGGGAGCGCGTAACGTGGGCCGGATGCAACCGGCGACGACGTCCATCGGCTTGTCGTATAACTCGCGCAGGAACTCCGCGTCGCGGGCCTTGATCGCTCGGACCGCTAACGCCAACGCCCCCGGCGTGCCGAGTTCGCCCGGCGGCCGTGGGAGGTTTTGGTATTGCGCGCCGCGACCGGCCCAGCGGCAAGTCCGGCCCGCGCCGTTATATTGCAGCGTATAACACAAGCGGCCGTCGACCGTCTGCGCGTTGATTTTCGGGTATTTCGAGGTAGAGGTCCGGCCGAATTGGGCACGCAGCGCGAGCGCTTTCCGGGCGATCGGGGTCAGCCCGTCGTCGCGGAGGGCGAGTTCGACCTTGTCCTTTTTCAGACTGTCGAACGGGTAGCCCTCGGCCTGTACCCACGGTAAAAACTGCGCCGCGCTGTTCGGGTTGACGAGTCCGGTCAGAATTGAGCACTCGCGTTTTAACGCGGTTTTCAGGTCGTCGGCGACCTCGATCGCGGCGTCGACAAGCTCGCCGTCGATCGGCATCCCGCGCGCGTTCATGTTCTGGTCGTGCCACCATGTCCGGATCTCGTCCGGTGGTGGCAAAAAAGCGGCCATGCGGTTGAGGCATTTCCGCTCGGCGATCACGTCGCGGCGGCAATACTCGCCGAACTGGGTCCATTTTTCGGGGTCTGTCGACCAATTCCGGCGGCGTATTTTCTGGCCTTTGGGCCTCGGTTTGCAAAATAGCTGTATCAACTTTTTGCCGGTGCCCTGTTTCGCGTGCTCGTCGTCGAGCTGTAACACGGTCGACGCCCCGGCAAGTGCTCCGGGGAGCGACATCGCGAACGCGACGACCATCGCGTCGAGCCATTTCTCGGCCGGGGTTTCGATCCCCCAAACGTGGCGGAGAATTTCGCGTTCAAACGGAGCATTCCACGCGATCAAAATCACGTCGGGATCGTTGCAGGCTTTGATTATCTCTGCGACGTGGGAATGGTTTCGCGGGTCGGAGTCGTTCGCGATGTCGTACAGGTCCGGCTCGTCGTTATCGTAGGCATACGCGGCGAGCGTGATCTCGGTCGACGGGTGCGACGCGTAGGCGCGAATTCCGTTTTTGATGTCACACTCGCTGTAGGTCTCGAAATCGAGGTGAAACGCTCGGGAATATCCAAGCGCGTTAATGAATCGTTCGAGGGTCGGGGTCATGGTTGTTTCCTCCGGGCGATAAAAAGCCCCGCGCGGGGGCTTGTCTGGGGACGGGTTACACCTCGTCGTCGTCGAAATCGTCGTCGTCGAAATCGTCGTCGTTGACGTTCTCAACACCCGAGGCGAGCGGGTCGCCGTCTTTCTTGAACTGGACGCCGAGCAAATTCGCGTTGATACGTTTCCCGAACTTGTTGTCCTGCGCCCAGAACCCGACGAGCGCGGTCACATAACAACCGTCGTATATTACGCCGTCCTCCTCGGTGAGCGGAGACTTGTCACGGTTGACGACTGTCGGGCGTTTCGTTTCGCTCGCGGCAAGCTGGTACGTGTTTTCCAGATAGGCAGGGAGGTTGCCGTCTTGGTCCTCGACCGTTACGTCGGTGACGAATTGTTCGTCCTGCAACGACTCGTCGGCGGATTTCAGGCAGTAACCCAAAACTTTCATCTTGCCGCCTTTCCATTTGTCGCCCCATTTTTCCGAACCGATGCGGTCGATCTCTTTGCGGATCGCTTTCACCGCTTTCACATGTTCCGGGTTGTCCGCGTCCAATACAAACTGTGCGTTGTATCTCTGGTTCTCGGACGAACCCTGAAAGCCCTCAGCTTTAAAGATGCGAGCGAAATTTATGCGGACGTTTGGAAGTTTAATCTTTGACATATTACTTTACCTTTTTACTGTTTACGTTACTGCGCGTTAGTCGCGCGGCCAGTGCGGCCGAATTGTCGCACTTTGAAAGGCTCAACGAGCCGTCTTACAGTCAACTACGGCAATGAGTGTCCGTAGTCTCAGAAGTTCACTCTCCTATATCATGAGTACAGGTGAACCCTTCAAAGTGCGCCCGGCTACGTTAACACGACAACCGGAACACTACAACACTTTATTGTTAAAAGACGCCGGTCTTTCCGGGATGTCCTCCGGGGAGACGGAAGTCCGCCCACGGTGTGCAATTGCCGTTAATATAGTCCGACGTCGCGCCGTTCTTAACGTGTTTGACCGTCTCGCGCCCGGTCTGTCGGGATTTAAAAACCGCTACGCCCGGTATAACCGTTCGTCGCACGAATGAAAACGTTTCTGTGATTCGTCGAGCTTTCACTTGTCTGTCGTTTAACATGTTTATGTCTCCTTATCGTTGTTGTCGAGGTGCGCCTGTGCGTCGGCCGAGTCCGCAAAATCACAAGCGATGTTCTGCGCGACCGCCATTATGTCAATGAAATCGTCGTCCGGGTCTCCCGGCCCGTCGTGGTGCCGAGAAACGAAAACGTGCCCCGGTCTACCGGATTTTTTCTCGTTCAACGCCATAACCTCCGGGATTGATTCCAAAACAGGATAGACCCGTTCGGTCAACGTCGACAAGTCGACCTCTGCCATGCCGTTTCCGTCCCATTTCTCGAACGTTTCGAGCTTGTCGTGGAACCCGGAGAGACACGTCGAGAGATTATCAGGCACCGGGTACGGGCTTTGTATCGCTAACCATTTAGCCAGCGACCCGACAAGGTCCGAACGGAATATCCAGACGTTACGCTTAAAACGGGGGTGGCTCATATTTCGGCCTCGTCGTCGTTGTCGAACTCGTCGACGATGTTCCCGAACGTGAGCGCGGGCTTTTTGTCGGACGCTTTGACAAGCGTCGGTTTGCCATCGGTGGCGATGATCATGTCGAGAATCTTCGACCCTTTCGCGAGTAGTTTCTCGGCCTGCGGCGGGGTTAACAGTTTGCGCGGTGCGTACTCGTCCTGTTTCAGCGCTCGCTGATTTCGGAACGCGTCGAACACGACCGCGTCGTCCTCCCATTTCCGGGACCGGCGACCGGCGACCAGTTTCCAGCCGGGCACGTCTCCGCCTTTCTCGATCTCGGCGTATGCGTGGGCCTCCAATGCCTTGAACCATTTCTCGACATCCTTCCGATGCGCGAGGAGTTTCCCGATCTCGTCGGCGGTCAATTCGTCCGCGTTCGGGGTCTTGGGTCCGTCCTCAACAAAGTCGTCGAAATCAGTGTCGAGGTCTCGGGCTTGCTGTTCCGCCTTTTCGCGGCACGTCGCCTGTACTTTGCAAAAGTCACAATGCGAACCGGCTCGACGGGTCTCGTCGCCGTCGGTGATATCCTGTACAACCGGGGCGACGTCGTCCTGTGCCCATTTGAACAGCTCCGACACGGTCATCTCGTCGGCGTCGAAATGGTTCAACCGAGGTTGGCAAATGTGCAGGCCGATGGTGATCGCGTCGAAGTCGTCGAGGTCCTCGTCAAGCACGCCGTCGGCAATCAACGACAGAACCGTCCCGAAAGCGTACAACCTCAGCTGCGGATTGTTGGCCGCTTCGACCTGTTTTCCGCGCCCATATTTCAGGTCGCCGATGTCGATCCGGTCGACCTCGCCGTCGTCGTCACGTAGCACGACAACGGTGTCGGACGTGCCAAAACCGCCGGGAATCAAATCCCCAAACGAGACCCGTAACTCGACCGCCAACGCGTCCGGGTCGCCTTTGCATAGGTCCTTTACATACTCGACATATTTGTCGACCTCGCGGACCATCTCCCTGACGTCGTACCCGGCGGCTACGGCCGCTTTGTTCCATTCTTGCGTTGCTCGGGTTGCGCCTTTAACGCCTTTCCAAAAGTTCAGCGTCGCCTCTCCGAGTTCGTGGGCGCTTGTGCCTTCCTCGGCGTAAACGCTCGACGATTCGGCCAAGCCTCGTTGTGCCGCGACGCTACCGAGGCAAACTAGCCACCGGTAAGCGCCCGACGCGCCGAGTTCGTGATGTGCAGTCGGGCCAGTCATGGTTACACCTCCGCCGCTGCAATTTGATCATTGCAGTGTCGGACGAACATCGCGCGGTTCTCCTCTGGTAGGTCCTTGACCGGGCCGATCTTGAACGCCTTTTTTGCCTTTTCGAGTGCATCCTTGCCGACCGTATCGCGTAAACGGATCGCGGCGTCGCGGACATCGTCAAGCGTTGCGACGGCTTTCGCGTTGTCGTCTGCGGGTCCCGTGTCGTCCTCGACTTCCGGCTCCGGCTCGTCTACTGTTTCGGGTTCTGGCTCGGGTTTCGGCTCCGCTTTTTTCTTGGTGGCCTTTTTCTTTGTGGCCTTTTTGGGGGTTTCTTGATCTGTGTCAACTTTTCCGGCGGCCTCGGCGATTTTCTCGACGATGTCGGTGTCCGGGGTTCCTTTGATGTTGATCGTTGCCGGGGCTTTCGCGGCCTGTGTCTCGGTCAGTTTAAGACCGGCGGCGGTGTTACGGTCTAACGCCTCAGCGTGAATGGTTAGCGCTTGCGCCAGCTTGTCGAGTGATAGTTCGAGTGACATAGTGGTTGTTCCCTTGTATGAATTAAAACGTTTAATTGATTGAGCGACGACATTGTGGTTCAATGTCGCCCACCTTGTCAACAACCACGGAGAAAATAAATTGAAAGTCACTGACCTAATACTCAAAAAGTGCAACGGGAGTACGACCGAACTCGCTCGCCGCTTAACTGTTGAAAGTCCCACGGGGCAATACTATACGACGAACCAAGTCGCCCACTGGATACGGGTCGAACGCATACCGCCGGAACATATGAGCGCGGTCGCTGCGGCGTTCGGTTTGCCCGTTGAAAAAGTTTGCCCGGAGCTGTTCCCCCACACCAAAACAATTAAAAGGTTCACGCGATGACAGTCACCAACATTGACGACGCCCGCGCGTCGACTCGAAAACTCACAGTCTCGACCGGTACGTCTCGACACGCCAAAAAGGCTAAGCAAAGCCGTTTAACGTGGCCGATGTTCGTCGAGAAAATGCGCGACCCGGTTCGCACGAAAGAACGGTTCGCGGAATACCTCAAACTGCCCAAGAGTGAACAGGACCAGATCAAGGACGTGGGGTGGTTTGTCGGCGGCCGGTTGCGCGACGGTGTCCGCAAAAAGGACCACCTCGAAACCCGCGACCTCGTCACGCTCGACATCGATTTCGCCGGGTCCAATTGGGACTTTGATCTCGACGAGGCGTTCGGGGAGTACGCGTTCGCGTGCTACACCACCCACAAACACAGCGACAACAGTCCGCGCCTCCGGCTCGTGTTCCCGTTGACTCGATCGGCAACGCCTGACGAGTATCCGGCGATCGCGCGTATGGTTGCGAGTTGGTGGGACGTTGAAGTGTTCGACGACACGACATACCAGTCGAGCCGGGTCATGTACTGGCCGAGCTGTTCGGTCGACGGGGAGTTCGAGTTCGTCGAGAACGGCGGGCGATACCTCGACCCGGACGCGGTCCTCGGTCAATACGATGACTGGACCGATGTCGCGAGCTGGCCAGTGTCCATTCGGCAAGGGAAAGCGATCGAAACCCGAGTCGAGAAAGCGGCGGACCCGTTGCAGAAAAAAGGCGTTATCGGGGATTTCTGTCGAGCGTATACCGTGCCGGAAGTTATCGAGGCTTTCTTGTCCGATATCTATGTCCCCGGCTCAAACGAGGAGCGTTACAGCTACACCGGCGGGTCCACGTCAAACGGGGCAATCGTCTATAACGACGGTCGGTTCCTGTACTCGAATCACGGCACGGACCCCGCAGGCGGGCGCAGTGTGAACGCGTTCGACCTCGTCCGGTTGCACTTATACAGTGAACAGGACAACGACGTTGACGAGGACGTCAGCCCGTCAAAGCGTCCAAGTTATAAGGCAATGATCGAACGGGTCAATCGAGACGACAAAGTCGCCGAGGCCCGCGTCGAGGGCATGTTCGACGATTGGGACGACGAACCGGAAACCGAGACCGGCGGCGTCGAGACCACCGGCACGGCTCAACGGGAAACCGACGCCGAGTTCACGGATCACGATCAAGCGCAATTGAAAGCGCTCGACCGGGGCGAGGACTCTAAAATAAAAAACCACGTATCGAACACCATCGAGATTCTACGGCACGACAAACGGCTGAAAAAAGCCATCGCGTGGAACGAGTTCCAACAGGATTTTGTTCAAGTGCGCGACCTTCCGAGCTTCCCGGTTCGGGATAAAACAAACGGCGACTTGTGGCAAGACAAACAGGACTCGTTTCTCGTCGCGTACATACATAAACGTTACGACATCGAGGTCCCGGCGGGTCGACTGGTTAACGCGTTGAACATGATCGGCGGCGAGAACAAGTTCCACCCAGTACGGGATTATCTGGACGCGTTGACGTGGGACGGCAAGCCGAGACTTGACTCGATATTGATCGACCACCTCCAAGCCGAGGACACGCCGTATACTCGCGCGGTCACGCGTAAAACGTTTGCCGCTGCGGTTGCACGGGTTTACGAACCCGGCGCCAAATTCGACAATCTGTTAATACTTGAGGGCGCGCAGGGTGTCGGCAAGTCGTCGTTTTTGCGGGACATCGCTCGCGGGTGGTTCACCGACTCGGTCGGCTCGCTTGGCAAGGACTCGGTCGAGAACCTAAAAGGGAAATGGATCGCGGAGATCGGCGAACTAACGCAATTTAAAAAGGCCGAGGTCGAACACATCAAAGCGTTTTTATCTCGACAGGTGGACCGTATACGCGAAGCCTATGCACGCCGTGCGACAGACTTCCCCCGTCAATCGGTTTGCATTGGCACCACCAACGACGACGACTATTTGAAAGACGCGGAGAACCGTCGGTTCTGGCCGGTGAAATGTCACGCGAAAACGTTCGTCGGGGTCATGGACCCGGACGACATCGCGCAAATGTGGGCCGAGGCGGTCACGGTGTACCGTGCCGGGGAGCCGTTGGACCTTACTGATCGAGGCGTCGCCGACGAGGCACGCGAACAACAGAAAGCACGACAGGCCGATCAGGACACGATCGCGGACCTCGGTCACTGGCTCAACACGTCAGACGATGACGGGTTCGACGAGGATGTCGACGAGCCGGTCAAGCGCGAGTTTGTCTCTGTGCAGGAGATTTGGGCGGGGTTCTTTGCGGGTCGAGGTCGACCGGGCAACGCGGAGCGCGCTCAAATCCGCAAATTGATGAAAATGTCGCCGGGTTGGTCGGACGAAACCAAGCCGCGACGGGTCGACGGCGTACCGGTTCGGGTTTATACTCGCCTGTAAGCCGGGCGATTGTCTCGGCTGTTTAAGATGCCATCGCAAAAGCCGACCGGGTTCGTGGTTGTCCCGGTCGGCTTTTTATTTGCACTAAATAACAACAAAGTGTTGTTATTGTGCTTTTTGTCTGTATAATAGGTTTTATTGAATCGATACACAGACAAGGCGGACAACATGACCAACACCAAGCAACTCAGTTACCCAATGTTTACAAAGCATTATTTTTCCCCTTCAATTACTTTCTGACAGCCGAATAGTACAATCTTGAATAGTCGCGGCCTGTCTTTAGCCCATCGTCGTAACTTCTCTACGTCTTGACCTGTCATCTCTGCTACTTGACGAAGGCTGTCTAAGCCTACCGCCTGTGCTTGTTTGTTTGGTGTCATTTCCTGCCTCTATTATTTCTCTTTGAGTTTTTGCATCGCATGAGGTATTAATATCTACTTGACGGCGATATTCTGCGGCCCAATTAATCCCAACATGGAGACCAACCCCCTTTGAAGCCTCCGCCCATTGCTCCCCGTTAATCTTAACTTGGTCGCCTTCTTGTATAGCTTCGCCAGCCTCTAGTATTCTGTAATGTGTTTTCATTTCTTCCCCTTACTTATCCCATTCTGCCCACTGCTTCTCAGCCTTCTCAACTTCCTGTGTATAGTATGTAACGTATGCTGCTGCTTTCCCGCCGTTCTGTAGCTTTCGCTTAACAACCTTATTAGTTCTAAGGTCTATAACCTGCCAATTTCCCGCTTCGATTCTTTTTACTTCGGCTATGTTGCTCATCTCATTCCCCTGCGTGTTTTGTTTCAATAACTACATAGTACTCCTTTTTAAGCAGAAATCTATCATTATATCTTTTTAACTATACCGATTAGCTATATAGAATCCGCTTTTAATTACTGCCAGCTCTCGAAGTCTGTTATCTCTCCGGCCTGTAATCGCTTCAGCTCCTTTCGGTAGTATGCTGCTATATCCTTCTCCTCTAGCTTGCTAACCTTCTGCTTTGAATCGCGCTTATCTCTCAAAATCTCCATGTGACCTTCACCAAGCAACTAGCAAAAGAGTTCAACGTAAGCGAAGCAGACCTTGTGGGCTTCGCGAAATTGATCGCGGGATCACTGTCACAGGACGGCGTAAAACCTGAACAGGTAGACGGTGAAATGGTTGAAGCCTACGCGGTGAGCCAAGTCAAAAAGACCGACCGTTTTGTCTCGACGTATCTCACGAACGCGGAAGCCCGCGAAACCCTGAAAACAACTATCCGTCGTTCTCTTTAGAACGGCTCGGAGGACTAAAGAATGTTCAAACCGAGGAAAACTCCAAAGACCGTTGTCGAAAACCCGGACCGACCGAAACGCCGACTGTTATCCCGTGAGAAAGGTTTGTTCCAATATCGGACGGACTCCGGGACCGAGGGGATGTTCACCAACGCGTGTGTGTTCGAGCCGTTCCGGGACGAGGAACCCGGCGGCGGCGTTGTCGTTCGGTTCGAGTCCCGAGACCGGTCGAACCGTTTCCGGTGGACGTGGCAGAGAGCCGACACGTTCGAGGAGGCGGTGTTCTTGCTTGGGTGCCGTAACCGGTTCAAGAGTAACGCGGTCCCGAACGACTGAACGACTGAACGACTGAACGACTGAACACACGACCGCCGGGAGGCGGTTTTTATTTGCACTATTTAACAACAAAGTGTTGTAATTGTGCTTTTTGTCTGTATAATAGGTTTTATTGAATCGATACACAGACAGAGGTACAGAAAATGAAACTATTTAACCGCACCGAGTTTTTCGAGGTATGCGCAGAGGGTAGCTATTTTTATTTCTCGGAGTACGCGAACGCGAAACTGTTATTTGAAGGAGAGTCGGACATCACTCAGGTTTGGCTGACAGACGAGGACGCCGCCGGTCTTGGTGATCGACTGTATGAGAATACTAACTAATAAGGGCGAAAGCCCCAAGGAGCACAGACCATGACAACCAGCCTACAGTTCGAGTATGACGACGGCGGCCGAGCCTTGGCCGGGTTCGATCGGGTCGCCGGGGATTGCGTGGCCCGATCGATCGCCATTGCGACCGGTCGGCCCTACCGGGAAGTATACGACCGGCTCGCGGAGGGCAACGGCGCGGCCCGCCGTAAGAGCAAACACCACCCGGTTCGAGGTCGAACGGCCGGGCGGGGCATCGAGGCGGACCGGAAATGGTTCAAGGATTACATGGCCGAGATCGGGTTCGAGTGGGTCCGCACGATGCGCGGGAACCGGTTCACGGCACACTTGAACGCGGAGGAGTTGCCGACCGATCGGACGATCATCGCAAGGACTCACCGGCATTTCTCGGCGATCGTGGACGGGGTCCTCCGGGACGCGTGGAACCCCGGCCGGAACGAGACGGCCTGCGTGTACGGGTATTGGCAGAAAATAAGTGAAAATAAATAACAACAAAGTGTTGTAATTGTGCTTTTTGTCTGTATAATGGGTTCCAGAAGTTAAGCAAACAACCACACAAAAGGCAGACATTATGAACAACGCAACTTGGATCGACACTTTCATCGCAGAAAAAGAGCTCGACCGGGACCACGAATACACGGTCGAGGGCGACAGCGGTACAAACTGGATACCGTTGGCCTGTGTCGTCGAGACGATCAAAACGTGTGGCGCGGCGGAGTTCAACCAGATCAAGACGACACTCGTCAAGATCGACTTTTTGGACGGGGACGTGCATCACTTTTTCAACCACCTAGCCGGTGCAATGGCCCGGTAAACAACCGCCCGCGAAAGCGGGCAACCTTCAACCACGAAAGGGAAAACGACGACATGATCACGATTCGAACGCGAAACCTTCGGACCGATGCACGGCTCCGGGGGTTGACTGGCAAGATGACCGCGACACGGTTCGCGGGCTTATGGACTATCAGAATATGGGTGACAGTATGAAAATCAAATCAACAGTGAACTACGGGTCGGGCGGAGCAGGGGCGGGGGCGGAGTTCGGGGTCAATCTGGACGGCTCCACGGAGGAGGAACGAGACTCCTTGCGTGCATTGTGTACTATCGGGCGCGAGGTCGTGATCGTTGCAGAGAATCATTACGAGACGCTGAAACGTGACTCCGAGACTCAATCAAGCACCGAGGCCGACGAGAGGCTCGCCCTTTTCGAGGCGCTACCGACGGACGCGGAGAGCCGGAACTTGTTGGAGCTGGCGAGCACCGGAGACCCGGGACACCGGGTCGAAGTTATAACGGCGGTCCGGTTTCGACAGTTGCTCGACCTCGAAACCCAATCGAAACTATACCGGCACAACTCCGGGGAACTCGGACGGCTGACGAAATGGGTGGTCGGTCAGCCGTGGGGCGTGTGGGGTCGGGGCACCGTCGACGAGGTGATCAAACACATAGACAGCTTAACGGCGAAGGTGGAACAGGCGAAACGTGACTCCGAGACCCGATCAAGCACCGAGGCCGACGCGATCGCGTTCACGGCGTTGGACCGTTGCGCGGATACGTTCATCGGTTCCGTACGGGACACCATTCGACGGTATGCCCGAAAGACCTACGGCCCGGAAGAGGACCCGCAGGCCGTAGGGTCCGAGATGCTCGTCAAGCTCAACGAGGCGAACAGCGTCTCCGAGACGATGGACGTCGCGCGGGAATACTTGAAACGGTACGAGGAGGCGACACGATGACCGACTATGTGCAGGGCCTCGCTTTGGAAGCTCTCGATCAGATTCGGGCCGGTGGAACCGTCTCCCCGGACCGGGTCGAAGGTCTCGCGGTCGACGTGATAGACCAACGAAAGCGAGTACAAGAACAGGAGCGGGAGATCGAGCAACTAAAACGGCTCAACCGTGAACTGGTCGACGACGCCCGACGAGATGCGGCGGTCATGATCCTTTCTGGGCTGGTGAGCCCCGGAAAGGTCCCAAGGGGGGTGGCGCGTCTTGCGGTGGCATTGGCCGACGGACTCGCAGAGGAGCTTAACCTATGATCTGGGCACTTTTAGGCACGTTCTTGGTCGGTTACGCCCTCGCGTTGACCCTGTCGGTCGGGTTGGACCGGTTGACGTTCTGGGCGTCCGTCGCGGTCCATTGTCTCGGGTTGACCTGTTCGCTCGGGGTTATGGCCTGCGGTTTACTGATAGCGGGGGCGATATGAAACACAGAGGCCGACCGGTTAACCTCGACCGCTCCCTCGCATTGTCCGAGGGCCGTTTGACGTATCAGGGCGGCAAGTGCCGGAAAGGGCACAAGGGCGAGCGGTACACGAAAAACAAGCTGTGTGTCGAGTGCGCGGCGGTTCACAGCGTCGAACAGCGACACCGCAACAAGGGAAAAACCGCCTATTAATGGGCGGTTTTTATTTGCACTATTTAACAACAAAGTGTTGTTATTGTGCTTTTTGTCTGTATAATAGGTTTTATTGAATCGATACACAGACAAGGCGGACAACATGACTAAATCAATTATAGCTAACTTCTCGAACGGCTTAGCAGACGAGTACAAAGGCACGCGCGAAGTTAAGGCGGCTTGGGTAATCTTCAACAAAGAAACTGGAGAAACTTTAAACTCCGGCCATAGCTTAACCACCAACGCCGCCGCATCAACCGCCGCAACTAATATGGGGCACTTAATGCCAAGCCTACCTAAGAAGCCGACCAAGGCGCATTTAGTTTCAGAGCATGAAGAATTCTTAAAATGGGGCGGCTGGGCAACTCATAAAGAAATGGCAGCAGAACGAACAGCAGAACGAGCCGTTTTCAGAGCAGCGCATACAATCGAAATCGTCGAACTTTAACCGAACCGCAACGGGGCGAAAGCCCCAAGGAGAACAACGCAATGGAAACTTTCCGCATTTACGAGAAGCAAAGCCAGAGAGACACCCGCGAGGGGTACACGATCGGCGCGAAAACCCTTTCACAAGCAAAGAGGCACGCGACGTCTAGGCAGGCGTTCTACGGCACGGTTTTAGTGATCGAAAGCGAGAACGGGCGAGTCTTGGCGGTCAAAGGCAAGGACGGCAAATGGTCCGAGCCGAACGACTGAACACACGACCGCCGAGAGGCGGTTTTTTATTTATACTATTTAACAACAAAGTGTTGTAATTGTGCTTTTTGTCTGTATAATAGGTTTTATTGAATCGATACACAGACAGGAGAAACAAGATGACTACATTAACCGCATGGACTCACGACACTAACGGCAACCTAGTTGCCCTAAACTCTCACGGCGAACTCGTCGCCGCGAAACACATCGCGACGACCGCCGTCGTGATCCAGTGGGAAACCACTTGCGGCCAATGGGTCGCCCGTGTCGCCGCTATTCGCGACGGCTTGACGTTGACGGGGGCCAAGCGCCGCCAAGCTGTTCCGGGGTCCGGCCGGTTGGTCGCCGCTCCTAAAAAACGAGCGTGGCACGCTCCGCGCTAAACAACCGCCCGCGAAACGTAAGCCCGGCGAAATGTCGGGCTTACGTTTCGCGGGACTTCATTGTGTCGCTTTTGTCGCTTTTGTAACGGAAAAACCCCTTTAAAATCAAGGGTGTAACAACTACTACACTTGTACAGTATTTATTGTATAGCAACATTTATAAATGTGTAACGAGTATAAGTAAAAGCTAATGTAAAAAACCACACTCAAAATAGGAACCAGTGAAAAAACGGCGTACAGTTGTCGCTTTTGTAGTCGCCGCACTGGGCGGGGCTTTCCGGCCGGTTTTGCGTTACAGAAATGTGTTACAGCTACAAAAAAAGTGTAACAGTAGCGGAAACGAGGCGGACGGCTTACAATGCAACGGAATGCCGCAGGGCGGCGAACCATTAAAGGCAGGGCTTAAAATGGCAGGCGGACGGCCTAAAAAGTTTAAACCGGAGTATCTGAAAATCGCGCAGACTATGGCGAAAGTAGGTTGCACGGAATACGAAATCGCGGAAGCGTTGAACATTAACCGGATAACCTTTTGGCGTTGGAAGCAAGAAAACGCCGAGTTTTGCAACGTTGTTGCAGTCGGACGGGACCAAGCGACCGACCGAGTCGAGAAAGCGTTGTACTGTCGAGCCGTTGGAATGAAACGGAAAGTACAGAAAGTAGCCTCCTTTCAAGGGGTCCACGAGATCGTCGAAGTGACCGAGGAGGTGCTCCCGGATGTCGTGGCCGCTAAGTTCTGGTTAACGAATCAAAAGTCTAAAGAGTGGCGCAACATGCCCGAGATCGGGGACGACCTCGAAGCGGTGCCGCTGGCGATCCTGTTCAACCGTAAGGATGCGAGCAACGCACCCGACGAGGGCGACGTGTGACGGCTCAGCAACAACCACAACAGGCGACCGAGTTCGATTTAAACTACCCACAGGCCGACTTTGTGGAATTGCCGCATAAGTTCGCGGCGTTCGTCGCCGGGTTCGGTTCGGGCAAGACGTTTGTCGGTTGCGCCAAACAATTGAAGCATTTCGCCGAGTTCCCGAAAGTGAACCAAGGCTACTTCGCGCCGACGTACCCGTTGATCCGGGATATTTTCTATCCCACGATCGAGGAGGTGGCGTTCGCGATGGGGTTCAAGGTCAAGATCAGGACCGGGGACAAAGAGGTCGACGTATATCGCAACGGGGCCTACTACGGCACAACTATATGCCGGACGATGGACAACCCGGCGAACATTATCGGGTTCAAGATCGGCCGCGCACTCGTCGACGAGCTGGACGTGTTGCGCGCAGACAAGGCGCGCGACGCTTGGCGGAAAATCATCGCCCGGCTACGTTGGCCGGGTGACGCGAATATCTCCAACGGGGCAGACGTTACGACGACGCCCGAGGGATACAAACTCACATACGAGCTATTCAAGGACGACCCCAAACCGTCCTATGGATTGATACAGGCGAGCACTTACGACAACCGGGCGAACCTACCCGCCGGGTACATCGAATCGCTTGTCGAGACCTACCCGGATCAATTAATAAGCGCGTACTTACGCGGGCAATTCGTTAACCTCACGAGCGGGCGCGTGTATCCGAATTACGAACGGATCAAAAACGTGTCGTTTGAAACGGTCGACGGGTTCGAGCCGGTGCATATCGGGATGGACTTCAACGTCGGCAAAATGGCCGCCGTGGTCCACGTTACACGGGGCGAGAACATCCACGCCGTCGACGAACTGTTCAAGCTGGCCGACACGCCCGCTATGATCGAGGCGATCAAACAACGTTACCCTGACAACCCGGTGAACGTTTACCCGGACAGCTCGGGCAAGAACACAAGCTCCAAGAACGCGAGCGAGTCCGACATCGGACTGTTAGAACAAGCGGGTTTTTCGGTCCACTATGAAAGCCAAAACCCGAGGATAAAGGACCGAGTCCTTGCGATGAATCGACAATTCGGCGACGAGAATCACGTCGGCCGGTACCATGTAAACGTGGCGTGGTGTCCGAGCTATGTGAAGTGTTTAGAACAGCAAGCCTACAACCCAACAACAAGCGAACCCGACAAAGCGAACGACCTCGACCACCTCCCGGACGCCGGGGGCTACTATATCGCGAACGTTCGCCCTATAATCAAACCAGTATTAACACACGACATCCGAATGAGGCGATAACATGGTCCAGATCATCGACCACCCGGAATACACCGAACGCTTGCCACAATGGCAGGCGGTACAAGACACAGCAAGCCCGACGGGTGTCAAAGATGCGCGGACGACCTACCTCCCATACGTCGGCGACCCGCAGAACGCGGACGACGTCACCGCCTACGATCGATACCTTAAACGGGCGCAGTTTTACGGGTTCACCGCTGAAACGGTGCGCGGCCTTGTCGGTCTCGCGTTCGACGACGGAATCACGTTAGAAGACAACCCCGAGGGCCTCGAATACCTCGAAACCAACATCGACGGCGACGGGCTCGGGATTCAACAGTCCGCCCAAAAGACGACACGCGACACGGTCAAACAGGGCCGCGCGGGTTTACTCGTGGACTACCCGAACAGCTCCGGCACGGTCACCCGATCCGAGGCGGCCGAGAAAGGTCTCCGGGCGAGCGTGATCAGCTATGACGCGTTTCAGGTGCGGAACTGGCAGTCGAGAAAATACGGCGCGCTCCGGTCGCTGTCGTTGGTCTCGTTGGCCGAATCGGTCGACGTTGTACAGGACGACGGGCTCACGGTGAAACCCGAGACCCAAGAACGCCGCCTCGTGTTGACGGACGAACTCGACGACGGGGGCAACACCACCGGCGCGCGGGTTTATCAGGTTGAGATATACCGAGACAACGACGGCGACAGTGAGACCCCGGTCGAGACCTATGTCCCGCGAAAGGCAGACGGGAAACCGTTCGACTATATCCCGTTTTTCTTTATCGGGTCCGACAACAACGACACGACGATAGACGACTCGCCGATGTTCCCGATCGCAGACTTGAACGTCGGGCATTACCGCAACTCGGCGGACTACGAAAACAGTATTTTTATGTTGCAGCCCCAACCGTGGGCGAGCGGATTGTCCCAAGCATGGGTCGACAAGAACATGACAGGGTTCCGGCTTGGCTCGGGTGCGTTGCTCGCGTTGCCGGTGGGCGGTCAATTTGGGATCGAACAACCGGAACCGAACACGATCGCGTTTGAGGGGATGGAATACAAACAGAAAGCTATGATCGCACTCGGGGCGAAAATGCTCACGGCCGACATAAGTTTCAACACGGCACGCGAGGCGATGCTGTCAAACGGACCGACCACGTCGAAACTACAGACAATCGTTAATAACGTTGAGACCGCGTATAACGACGCGCTGACGGTTGTCGGGGAGTTCATGGGCATCGAGCCGCCGGTATTCGTGGTTAACGCTGACCTGTCGAAACTGGCAGGCGATGCACAGCTCGCGGCGGTTATGGTTAACGCGTGGATGTCTGGCCTTATCGGCAAGACGGACGCCCGCGACTATATGCGTGCTCAAGGCTTGATCGAACGCACGGACGAGGACATCGACGGCGACCTTGAAACCGAGGGACCCGACCTTGATCTTGACGACGACAACGGAGACGAGGGCGGCGAATAATGGCCGACGCTTTACTTGACGCGATCACCCGGCACCAAATATGGACGCAGCAACTCGCGACCACGGAGGCCCGCAAGATCGACCCAGTTATGAAGGACATCGACCGGATCATTCGGTCCGAGTTGTCCAAGACTGAACGGATCGAGACCCGGACCCAGTTGTCGAAACTCGTGTCGACGTTACGCCGTCGGATAAAAGCGATCTACGGCGATTGGACGACCGGCCTCCTTGACGACTTCGAGGACATCGCGGACGCCGAGGCCGATTTCGTGATGGACGCCTTGAACCGGATCACCACCGACGCGGAAGCGGACGCCCCGAAAAACCTGTCGGCGTCGATCCTCAACCGACCGATACAGACCAACGACAACGGCGAGTCGGCGTTACTCGTCCCGCTGTTGAGCGCGTTTACCCGAGGCGAGACCGAACGGGTCCTCGGCACGGTGCGGAACGGATACTCGAAAGGCTGGACGAACGCGGAAATCGTTCGACGGTTACGCGGGACCAAGGCGAACAACTTCAAAGACGGGATTCTTGCCATAAGCCGACGGCACGGTGAGACGATCGCGATCACCGGGACGAACCATGTCGCGAACACCGCAAAGGCGGCAACGTATCACGCGAACTCGGACATCGTGCAGGATTGGACATTCGTCGCGACGCTTGACAGTCGAACGACTAACATTTGTCGGTTCCACGACGGCACGGAGCACGATCTCGGAGAGGGACCCGTCCCACCGTTGCACCTCCGTTGCAGGTCGACGCAGGTCCCGAACATCAAGAGCGAGTTTTCCATTCTAGGCAAACAGGCAACCAAGACCCGAGCCAGTAAAGGGGCCGCCGGTGGCGGAACGACGAAAAAATCCCCATACTATGAGTGGTTAGAAACACAGCCGAAATGGTTCCAAGAGGAAACCCTCGGCACAAGTAAAACGGAGTTATTCCGCAAAGGCGGACTATCTGCGGACGAGTTTCGGAGACTGACGTCGGACCGGTTCGGTGAACCGTTAACGTTAGACGAGATTCGAGCTAAAAACCCGGACGCGTGGCGCGATGCCGGGCTATGATTTGCACCCGCCGCGCGGTGGGGTATACTTCAAACAGGTTCCAGAGGAACCAACACATTGAACGGGGTTCAATATGACCGACCAAAACAAAGACCACGATAAAGACAAAGACAACCTAGGCGGCGACGGTGAGGTGAAAAAGTTCTCACAGGCTGACATGGACAAGATGATCGACGAACGCACCGCCGGACTACGGTCCAAGGTGGACGAGTTACTCGGCGAAAAGAAAACCGCCTCGCAGAAACAACGCGAAGCGGAGGCGGCCGCAGCGGCCGAACGCGAGAAACGGGCGAAAGACGACGGCGATCACAAGGCGTTATTCGAGTCCTCCGAGCAAAAGCGCGGAGAACTACAGACGCAATACGACACGCTTCGGGATTCAATCCGCAGCGAGAAACGAAACGGCGAAGCGTTGAAAATATCCTCGCAACTCGCCAGCGGCGACAATGTCGGACTTTTATCGGAGTTCGTCGCACGACGTGTAGACGTCAACGACGACGGGAAAACGGTTGTATTGAATGAAGATGGTTCCCCGAGTGTTCTTACACTCGATGAACTGAAAACAGAGATCGAGAAGTCGGGACGGTTTAACGCTTTGTTAGACGGTCCCAAGTCCTCGGGCGGCGGAGCCTCCCGGACTGGAAACGGTGGAGCCGGAACCGGGACGGACATTTCAAAGATGAGTCGAGAGCAAAAGAAACTATTTTACCGCCAAAAACGAGCAACATAGAGGACTTAAAACATGGCACTATCAGATATGGAAGTATTTAACGAGCAATCGCAAATCGTCGCGACGGAAGTCGTCGACCAAGCGGTCCGCAAATTCAACGAAGCGAGCGGCGGCGCGTTGCTGCTAGGTAACGCCGCGCATATCGGTGATTACATCGAGCAAGCGAGCTATAAACTAATATCGGGCTTGGTGTCACGTCGTGACGCGTATGGCTCGGGCGCGCTTTCTACGAAAGCGATTCAACAGCTAAAGGACGTGAGCGTCAAGGTTGATCAGTCGATCGGCCCGATGGAATGGTCTGTCGAACAGTTCCGCCGTTTACTGAAAGACCCGGAAGAGGCGGGGATCGTTATCGGTGAGCAGGCAGGCGAAGCCATGTTGCAAGACTATCTCAACATCGCGGCGTCGTCGCTTGTTGCGTCAATCGGCAACGTTGCGGCGTTGGTCAACGACTACGGCGCTACGGGCACGGCGAAACTTGTCGAGCTGAACACGGCGGCCGGTAAATTTGGCGATCGTCAAATGGACCTGTCGGCGTGGTTGATGCACTCGAAAGTGTTCACCGACTTAACAAACGAGGCGATCACGAACACGTCGCAACTGTATAACATCGGTAACATCCGAGTTTTACAGGACGGCTTAGGTCGTCGCTACGTGGTAACGGACGCACCGGCGTTGTTGGTTTCCGGGGTGCCGGATACATACAACACCGTGGGCATGGTTCCGGGTGCGGCAATGATCGAGACTATGCCGATGGTTTCCTTGACGACCAATAAAACGGAAGTTGAGAACATGGGCACGGTTTGGAAGGGCGAAAGCTCGTTCACTGTCGGCTTGAAAGGTTACGCTTGGGACATGACCAACGGCGGCGCGTCTCCTACGGATGCCGAGCTGGCAACCGGTTCCAACTGGGACAAGGTTGTCACAAGCAACAAAGACACCGCAGGCGTGATGCTAATCAGCCAGTAAAACCCCGACGGGCGGCACACGCCGCCCGTTTTACACCCAATAACCACACAGAGAGACCACAATGTCTAATCGAAATAAGTTAGCCGGTAAAGAGTACGGCAAGGGCAAGAGAATCGTTAAACAGTTCGGCGAGAAAAAAGAGATCAACGTCGTCTATGTTGCCCACCCGGTAAAACAGGCACGTAAAGCGGAGCTAAGAGGCAAGGGTCGAATTATCGACGTATTGCAAGCCCCGGACGATATTCGCGAGAAATACATCGACGATTTGCAGGCGGAAGACAAGCCAGCGCCAAAAGCGAAAGCCAAAAAGGCCGCAGACGACGACGTCTAAACACCCAACCCCCGGAGCGTAGACAATGGCCTCAACCGTCGCAGCGACAAAACAAGTGATCATGTCGGACATGTTCACCGCCGAAAACGACGTCGCCCTCCGGCGGTTCAAGGTCTCGACGGTAACCCGTCAAGAGATATTGATCGCGCGCGGGGACTTTTTCGTCGGTAACAGTGAACGGGTTAACGTCCCGGTCGGGGACGTTCATTATTCCATCGTTATCGCTCCGATCGACAAGTTCCTGATTATCGAGGACGTGATTCAAGACGTGAGTTTTTCCGCCGTCAGCGACGGCAAGTTCACGCAGAAAATGGACGCGTTCATCGACGGGAGCATTACCTCGAATTTCAGCTACACACCGAACGCCCCGACCCCGATCGGGCGGGCGATGATCAGTTCATCGATTAACGGCTTCCCCGGTTCAACGGCGGACATCGGTATCCCGGTCGGGGATGTCACGGTCACGGGAACCCCCGAGTATGGCCTCACGTTCAGCGAATTTTACATCGACAACAGCGGCAACCGTAACGTCGTGTCGCAGACGGCCTCGTCGTTTTTCGACAAGGGCCGACAGCTTATTCTCGCACCGGGAGCCGTTGCGCTTGTCCGGGCGACCACGACAGGCGATGCCACCGGCACCGCCGACGTGCGTACGACATTTTTCACGAGCGAGCTGTCTATTGACGAGGCTCCAACACTTTTAGGGATTAACCCATGACGGTTATTGTTGAGGACGGAACAGGCTCGAACCCGAACGCGAACAGCTACGCGGACGAGACCGAACTCGGAACGTTTGCCGCGTCTCGCGGGGTTACGTTGTCGGGTGATCCGACCGAATTATTGATCAAGGCGATGGACTACGTCGAAGCGTACCGGGACCAGTTCCAAGGGTCCAAGGTTCAACAGGTTCAACCGCTGCAATGGCCGCGCGCGACGGTTTACG